TAGAATATGCTAAAGTATTTGTTCCTTGACCACCAGCAACCCATAGACTACCATTCCAAGCAACAGTATCACCTAAACTAGTAAAGATACTATTACCATTAGTAGATGCCGACCAAGTAATTCCATCCGTAGAATATGCTAAAGTATTAGTTCCTTCACCACATGCAACCCATGTACTACCATTCCAAGCAGCACCATTTGAACCAGTCGTAAAGATACTACTACCATTTGTAGAACCTGACCAAACTAAACCATCAGTAGAATAAGCCAATCTATTTGTTCCATTTCCATTGGCAACCCATAGACTACCATCCCAAGCAACATTAGTTGCTGAAGTAGTAAATATACTATTACCATTTGTAGAACCTGACCAAGTTATACCATCGGTGGAATATGCCAATCTATTTGTTCCACTTCCACCAGCAACCCATAAACTACCATTCCAAGCGACGCCATTTCCTGTAGTGGTAAATATACTATTACCATTTGTAGAACCTGACCAAACTAAACCATCGTAAGAATAGGCTAATCTATTTATTCCACTTCCAGCCGCAACCCATAAACTACCATTCCAAGCAACACTATTTGGTATGGTCATAATTGAATTACCGTTTGTAGAACCTGACCAAGTTATACCATCGGTAGAATACGCAAAACTATTAGTTCCTTGACCACCTGCAACCCATAGACTACCATTCCAAGCAAGCCCCAAAGCTACTGATGAAATTATACTATTACCATTAGTAGATGCCGACCAAGTAATTCCATCCGTAGAATATCCCAATGTATTTGTTCCAGTTCCAGCAACAACCCAAAATGTTACAGGAATTGTTGTTGGCGTTGGTGTTACAGTTACCGTATTAGTAGGGGTTTGAGTTGGTGTATCCGTTATAGTCGGTGTAGGCGTAGGAGTTGCCGTTAAGGTTGATGTAGGAGTTTGAGTAGGAGTATCAGTAACCGTTGGGGTTGGTGTATTAGTTGGTGTTGCAGTTGTAGTATTGGTAGGGGTATTTGTAGGCGTAGCTGGTGGCGTAGATGACGGAGTATTCGAAGGTGTTGTGGTTGGTGTTACCGATGGAGTATTGGACGGTGTATTAGACGGTGTAATACTTGGAGTTGGAGTTTGAGTAGGGGTAATACTCGGAGTAGGAGATGGTGATACGTCAGATATAAATGATGAATAGATATCAAGGATTGCTCGGTTCTCACCAAGATAATCTGAATATTGAACCCTTCTAAAAATCTTACTCATCTTATTTTAACTTTTGTATAAGCAATTTCTTTTATATCTTTCAAAATCTTACTTCTATCAACTTCTTTTACCTCATATAAGGACAAGTGTAGGTCTTCTAAAAATAACCACTCAGGCTCGTTTATTTCATTATCTACAACAACCTTTTCATAAGCATCCTTACAGATGTTAATCCATTCAGGTTTTTGGATTATTTTAATATAAACCATTTTATTTCCAAACTGCCATTATTAAAATATCACCATTACTTGTTGATGCATGTGATGTAGATACAGTTCTTGTTCCTACCGAAGTTGTTTTAAAATCAGCACCAGAAATACGGACTGGTGGTTCAATATTTCCATCATATCTTTCAGTAGCATTTGTCCAAGTAATTCCAACTTCAGCACCAACAGTGGTTGTTGCAATACCAACTGCATTAGTGTTTAATGAAGTGGTTGTTAATGACAAACCTGTTGATGTTCCAGCATTTGTTTTTCCATTATAAATTGGTGTTGTTTGATTATAATTTTCAATTCTCCACCAAGCAATGTTTGTATTATCCGCAGGCCCACTCCAAGTCGTTGATAAAATATTTGTTGCTGAGGTTGTTACAATATAATATAATGCATTTTGAATCCAACCACCAGCACCTCTTTCTTGTGTTTGTTGGTCAATAAGGGTAGCACTAACACCACCAACAGTTAAAGAATTTGAAGTTCTTGAACCAGCAGCACTACAAGCAACAGATAATACAATCAAACCAATACCTGTTGTTTCTGTACCTGAAGTATAAGTTGTTTGTGAATCACCATTTTGATAACCAGCTACAAATGTAATCGTTGGGTTTAATGGTACTGTGCTTGATGGGGTTACCGTAGGAGTAGGAGTAGGAGAACCAGTATTAGTTATTGTTGGAGTAGGTGTATTGGTTGCTGTAACGGACGGTGTAGGAGTTTGAGTATTTGTTGGTGTTACACTCGGGGTTGGAGTTGGACTCACAGACACCGCATCTTGTGGAACATTTCCTGGCATTTGTAATACCGGTATCCATACATTTCCATTATCGTTTTTTTGACCGTATGGTTTTAACATATCCTGATAATCAGGGTTTGCTTTTTTCATCACTTGACCTGCGGGTCTGTATTTTCTACCGTTCCATTCCATATCAATAAATAGGGCTAAAAAGGGGGCATTTGCATACCCCCTTTGGTTTTTTGAATTTATTATTCTGCCGACACAGTAATACCTGTCATTACAGCCGCAAGGGTTGTAGTTACAAGAATTTCTTGTGTAGCGTTTGGTTCTCCACCTACGATTGTAAGTGCAGATACACCATTTAGGTCGGAATAAGCCTGACCTGTCTGAAGAGTACCAGCGGTAACTAATGCACCATTTTGGAATGCCACAGACCAATATCTACCGTTGTTGTCTTCAACAATTGCGAATATGTTATTCTGTGCCACCAAATTTTGGAACAAGTTACGTAAACTGGTTGCCATCTTCGGTAAATTTATGGTTAAAGTTGGTTCGAATACAACTGACTGTGAAGTGGTATTAACTGTAATTGCTTCAGTCAAAGATGAACTCTGTTTTACCAATTCAAACTTGTAGAACACTCCTGAACCACTGATAGCAGTGATTTCGTCGTCTACGTTTGTAGTGTAACCACTAATTGTGTTACCAGAATTACCAAGAATCCAAAGTGATTTTAAACCACCAACAGATGCATTTCTACAATCCAACGTGTAACCTTCTGTTATAAAACATGACATAATTTCTATATATTAATTTAAAGGTTTATTAAGACATTAAAGTCCAAGAATCGATGTCGAATACACCAACGCCGTATGTAGCGTGAAGGTTAATTTTGATGATGTCCTCAAATGGGTCATACATTGACTTAACAGTCATTTGTTCACCATTCATACCTACCATAATGTATTGAGCAGCTCCTGCGTACAACTTATTAACACCTGTTAATGCTTGTGTAGGAACAACTCTTACGTTTGAACCAGGAAGCATTACAGACCACTCTTGACCTTCAGTTGAACCTGCAGCGTCAAAAGAGAATAAGTTGATGAATGAGCTATTTCTCATCGATGCAATCAACGCTCTGTATTTGTCGTATCCGCAGTAGATAACCAAGTCATTTCTGTGAAGGATATTCTCATCCATAGCTTGATAAAGTGCAGTAAATACGTCTAAAGCATTGTTTGCAGTGATTGCAGTGTATGTTACGTTTGTAGCACCATTACCTGTGGTAATTAAGTTAGTTACTCCGTTAAAACACTGACTGTTGTATTGTGTTGCACCTGTTGCAGTTGAGTTTAACCATAACTGATATTCAATTTGGTTAGCTGTTCTGTTAGAGATATCCGTAAGGATTGTCTCTTCAAATGGTACTGCCTCGTGGAAGTTAGCATTTGACAAGTACTGTGACAAGTATGTATCATACAAATCGTATGGACATAACTGCATGTTTGCCTTCTTATTACATAATGCAACCTCAACTACATCTTGAGTTGTGTTACCTGATGGGTCGAATCCGCAAGACAAGTCCTGAAGGATTACATCGTTAGTTACATAACCTACCAATTCGGTTGTTCCTTTCAAGTTAGCACGTACCATAGAATACTTTGGTAAAGTAAGACCCAAGAATGCTTTGATAAGCATATCTGAACCATACTGTTCGTACGTTGGAAGACCACTCAAATCGTAGTTAAAACTAAAACTTTTTGTTTTATCTGTTTTCATAATTTTTAATTTTATTTTATTTTTTAATTGCGTTTTTGATAAGATTTAATTTCCAATCTAAAACACTTTCTTGTGTAGAGAATTTCTTCTCAACTACAGGCATTCTGTCGGGTTGTTTTTTAAACTCCTCAAAGTCAGCCTTTATGGATTCAAAATCCGATTTGAATTTGTTCAATTCAGTTAACAAGCCTACCATCTCTGACATGGCTTCTTTCATTTTTTTAAGGTCTTTCAGTTCCTCTTTTAAAGAACCTTCACCTTTATCATCAGGGTATTTTACACCCGTAATGACACCACTACCATCTACTACAATGGTAATACCTGTTTGTGTTGTGTGTTCTCCTTCAGGTGCTGATACACGTTCTCCCTCTTTGGTAATAACGTATAACTTTTGACCTGGTTTAAGTTCACCTTCCTCATCAGTTTCGATTTTTGTTCCGTCAGCAAGTACTGCTGAAGACATCATATCAGTTTTTTCATTTTCGATTGCCGTCTCTGCTTCTTCAACTCTTGACTCTATCTTTGTGATTGTTCCATCTTCAGATACCTCTACCACAATACCATCTCTGGTCTCGTGAGAACCTGCAGGTGCAGGAATAAGTACTGAATCTTTCATAACGAACAACTCATCACCAATTTCCAAAGAATCTTTGTCTTTGTTATTAGTAACCTCTGTCTCGCCATCAACAAGTTTAGTAGTAAAGAACTTTTCAGCATTGAAGGAATATCCTAATAAATCTTTGATACGATTAATTGCTTCTGTTGCATTCATAGTTTTTTTATTTTATTTTTTTTAAGATGTTAATAATCTGTTCCAATAAATATTCATCAGTTTTATGACGGGAAAATTTCAATAGAAAATCCCCTTCAACCGATGCACCTTTTACCTTACCAGATTTAATCATTTCCCAAACTTCATTTCCTTCTTCTGTTTCTAATACACGGTAACCCGCAAACCACGTTCCAAAAGGGATTTGTTCTTTGGTAAATCCTAATTCATAGGCTTTGTCTTTTTCACCCGAAACAATCCACGACTCAACCATAACAATATCGTTAAATTTCTTATCCGAATGTTCATAGTTTGTCTCCCTGTTTCTGAGTTCAATTAAGAATTTTTGTGCAATTTTCTCAATCGTGTCAGGACGGAATCTAACAAAATATCTTTCACCTGTTGTCTCATCCATTCTTGGTATAAGAATGTTAGGTATCATTAGTGGGGTGTAAATCATTCTTTTTTCATCATCAGATGCAAAGAATTGTTTTTTAGACATTTCTTCTTTTTTCATCTTTGAATTACATGCCTTAAACATTTTTGTTTCTTCCATCATTATCTCCTCGTAAATTCCACCACAACCCATTATATAAGATGCGTCAGATGCAATCAATGGGTCGTAGTATACAGGGTAGTCATCCACCCACATAATAGGTTCTAACTCACCTATTAAGTCAAATCCTTGTTTAGATAAGTTTGCCTCATATTTTGGTGTGCCAGGATAAAATCCTTTACCAGTCAATTCTCTTGGTGCTTGTCCTGCTTTACCCTCAGCATAGCCTTGGTCTGCAAAGTTCACACCTTGAACAATAAACTTCCTCCATGCGTGTTTACATAGAGGCCCACCTTTGTATAACCATTTAGAATACGATTGACCGTTGTGTCCAAAATCTCTGTTGTTATCTTTTAACAAATCAATTTCTAATCTACGGAAATATCTACCTTCGATAGAACTACAGAAACTTCTATCAGGAGGCCCTGCTGTTACCTTGATATCATATCTAAAATAATTTGTGGGGTTTGCATGATTACGTCTTTCAACCTCTTGTTTTGACGCACCATTTAATCCTGATAAGACAGCTTCAAATTTCTGTTTGTCAGTTGTCTTAAGTTCCATAAGAATATTCCATGCCTGTTTTTCATCTTCTGTGTAGTCAGAAAAATCACTTGAAAATTCTTGTTCTATCTCACAACCCATATAGACAGTATTACCAATTTGGTCTACCACTTCAGTATATCCATTACACCCTTTAGATTCCCCATAGACAATTGCATCTTCAATATTTGAAAATATTGGTTCACCATCGATATAACCTAATAGATTAAATTCTTCACTACCGGTTAGATATGAACGTATCTTTACAATATGTCCATCCATATATGAAACATCGTGTTTCATACCAACTAACTCGTCAATCTCATTCATTAAATCTTTGAAATCATCAACCAATACAATAGCCTCATCAAGTTTTTCTTGTGTGACCATTTCTGTTTCAATTGCATCTTTTTCAATCTTGAATACATTGTCAGCAATCTGTGCTGCAGAACGAATCATACCTATGGTATCTTCATCAGGGTTCATAGTTTTAAGGTGTGTAAATGTTCCAACAGCACCAGGACAGATATAAAAATATTTGGTCTTATAACCGAATACATCTATCTCTGAATTAGTTTCAAAACAACCACAGTCCTCTTCCATAAGGATTGGTTTAACCAACATAGTATCACCACTGGTGACTTGATATGATGGTAATCCTATAACATAATCAAATTGAATACCTTTAGGAAATCCACCTAAATTTCTAATAACAAAAGGGTCATTATCATAATGACGGGCAATACCCAATTCTTTTATCTTTTCAACCTTTCTTATGTTTGAACCAACCGTAAAAATTCTCTGACTTGGAATGTCCCATTTAGATGCGAAGCGTAGCATTTCATTGCTTGGTGTCGGTCTTGCTGATATGATATATACCAACGACCCCTTACGTCTTTCATCTTGTAATAGTTTGATAGAACGAGGGTCTGTTAAGGTCTCGTCCCAATCAAATGAC